TTTTTCCTGCTTGATATTTAACAATTCCTTTTACTAACTCTAAATTTGCCATAATTAGTTCACTCCCTTAATTTCGAAACATGAATGAAATTCATCTTTGTTTAAAACAAAAGTAACTGGGAATCTGCGATACTGGAACCAGCAGTTAACTTTTCTCACATTGCCTTTGCCAAACACACAGATGCTCACGTCTTCGCCTTTGTGTAGCGTTTTTCCAGCTACAACTAAATCTGTTTTTAATTTTGCTGATATTGCTAGAACGTCTAATTTTTTTTCTATAGTTTGACTCATATTAGGTATAATTTCTTTGTAAGTAATTTTTTAAATTTTCTAAGGGGTTTGCCTGCTAGCTTTCCCCTTTTTTAATGCAAAAAATAAAAATGTCAAGACTTGCACTAAAAAAGAGGTTAAGGGGTGCGAACACCCTACAAAAGCGACAGCTGAGACACTGCAGCGGTAGGCAGCCAAACCCAAGCAGCAGCCCAAGTACCAGTAGGACACGCCTGTACCCACGACCCACCAGACCAAGAAGGAAGCGGAACGTCAGGAGCGGCAAAAACAAACACACGCAAACCACGACCAACCGCAAAAGCAATAGAAGCCCAAGTGCCAGAGCCACCACCACAAAAAGAACGTGCAGGAGAAACAGAAGAAGGACAAGGAACCGAAGCAAAGCCCACCAGAACGGAACAAGCCGACACCATGGACTGAGAACGGCGGGCTAACGCAACTGACCATGACCTAGAACCAACCCCTGCACCGGGAGAAGCAACGCTAAAAACCCGAGCCGAAGGAACAGCAGAGCGAACAACACTGTCCACACCCTGAGCACAACCAACACATACAGTATGACCGAGCAAGCTAACTGCACGAGCGATACGAGACACTAAAGCAGTAGAATAAAAACCTTTGCGAGAGCCTGTAAAACCTATAACTTCTTTTGACATTTTTTTCACCTTTTTTTAGAAACTGAATTAGCTGACATATATATAATACCGCATCTAGAGCTAAAATTCACAAAAAAACGATAAGAAAAAACAATAAAGCCATAAGCATAAACTCTTGCAAACAGGCTCTGAGAGTCCATACTGGGGGATGGGGTAGGAAGGGGGAATTCTTCGGGGGTTGATTGAAAAGCGAAAAGAAGATAGACGGCCACGAAACCTAGAAAAACTGGCCGTCAAAAGAAATAAAAAAAAAAGGAGTATCTTTTCGCTTTTCAATCCAGCAAATAAGCCTGCGAAGCAGTCCCTATTCTTGGGCGGTATGTGCGACTGGGCAGTCAAAAAGACCACGGCCACAAGGCCTACACGATGAGATACTTAGTTTGGCCGTGGTAGGATGCCCACGGCGGAACACATACACGCCCACATGTTTTAGCCTGCGAAGCAGTCCATATCAGGGGAACGGCCTTTAGCGTTTTGTAAAAGATAAGCGTAACGAATACAAGGGGTTTCAATATCAATCCTTATTTCACATTCTCAAGAATTTAATCGTAAATCTCTATTAATAACTTGTACACCTTGATATAAATATGTTTATGAGTGAAAGTCAGCAAAACATTAAACAAGAAGCAAAAAACAAAGGCGGTCGTGCAAGAGACGGCTCTTATAAAAAACTTCCTTTTGAGAAAAAACCGATTCGTGTAATTTCGGAACTTATTCCCAAAATTCGAGAATTGGAATCTGATTTTATTCAACAAAACTACCCTAAGCAAGAAAATTAAATAAATGGCCGATTGGTTTAAGTTTTATTGCGATGAACTTGACAAAGAAGAGTTTATTGCGGCTTGGGATGAGTGTCCCTCGCTTCCTGTGATTCTCATCTGGGCTCGTGCTCAGGCCACCAAAGCCAAAGATTCAACTTTTCAATTGAGAAACAAATATCAAATCGTTGGACTCTGTAAGAAACTCAGGATTACTGAGCACGAATTGCAAAGCGGCTTACAGCTCTTGGTGAGCATTGGATATATTGAATTAATTAATGAGACCGTTAAAATACTTGGCTGGGATAAGCTTCAATCTAAATATCTTTATGAGCAAACTAGAAAAGGCAAAAAACAAATTACTGAGACTTCAACTACTACCCACAAACTACCCACAAACTATTCACAAACTACCCACATTGTGAACACAGAAAACCCACAAACTACCCTAGGAGGAGAGGAGAGGAGAGGAGAGGAGAGGAGAAGAGAGGAGAAGAGAGGAGGGGAAAAGGAATTTGAACTTTTACAAAAGCATGGTTTAGCAGACCCCCTTCTTTTTTCTTTTTTTATTGAACTCAAGAATCTTTACAAAGATATGAATATTTCTATTTCATCTCCTGTTGCAACTGTCAATGCACTTAAGCAAGTTTTAGCAACTGGAGATAGTCAAGAAATAATTAAGAAGCGTTTACACAAAGCTATGTTTGATTCACAATACAAAATCAAAGTTACACAGCATGGTTTCGGACTTTTGAATTTTTGTGAGCGTTACTTCAAGATTAGAAAAGAGTTTTACTTTCCCTCAGAGCCAGAACTAATTAAACAAACTGAGTCGGTTGGTATTCCTTGTCCTCCTGAGATTAGGCAAGCCATGAGGCAGAAGCTAGGCATACAGCCAGTAGTTTGACGCTGGATTAAGGAGCGAAGCGATATATCGGTGCGTGAAATTTCTACAAAAAAACGGATGTCTAAAAAAGAAAATGGTTTATTCAGAAAAAATAAAAAAGGAAGCTTATCAAGCATATATGAAAGGAAAAAGCTATCAAGAAATCTCAAATTATCTTAAATCGACTTTCAAAAAAGAAACTAAAAACCTCCATCGTTCAACGATTGAAAAATGGGCTTCGGCTGGGTTATGGATTGAGGATAAAGCTAAAATCGCAAAGAAAGCACTCAGGAAGGCAAAAAGTAAGAAACCTGAAGAAAAGCCTAAAAAAGAAAATATTTCTAAATTGCTTGTTCAATATCACGCTGACTCATATGAAATGGATAGTGAATTGAGGCTTTTAGCCCATGAAAAACTTAAAAGCTATTTTGATTCAACTGAATGTGAGTCTTTGACGATAAAACAATTTTTGGAAGTATTCAAAATTTCAACAACGAACATAATTAAACTTTATGAAATTGCAAAAGGTCGTGAGCCTGTTGATGAGTTACTAGACGATTTACTAAAAATGCGAGGACAAAAATGAATTATCAAAAAATCCATGAATTAATTAATGCCGTTAAGTCAATGCGAAAAGCACAGAAGAATTATTTTGCAACTAAGAATCATTCTTTTCTTCTTGAATCAAAGCATTTTGAAAAAAAAGTAGATGTATTGTTGCAAGAAGCTGAAGTAGACAGCTTTCAGACGTCTCTTGATGTTGGGAAATTACAATGATTTCGATACAAGAACAGATTAGACACCAGCGAAAAAAAATTAAGGAATATCAAATTGCCTTAAAAAGAGCCAGAGAGCATTGCTCATCAGACACTCGTGAAAGTACTATTGCACAAATTCAGAATAGAGCAATCTTTGAAGAGGCTATTCTTAAAACTTTAATGAGTCTTTATTCAGGAAACCAAATTAATTTTGTAAACGGAGAAAAAAACCAATGATTAAATATATAAAAAAAGTCGAAATTACTTTATTTCACTCATTTTTCCCTGAGGAAAGCGAAGCTGAAAAACAAGAAATGTTAAGGCTAATTGACGAAATACAAAAAACAGAGATTGAAAAAAAGAAAATAGTTGCTGATTTTGCCTCTAAATTAAAATCTATTGAATCAGCTTTTAAATTAACTGCTGAAAATCTCCGCCGCAATGGAGAAGACAGGGAAATCATGACTGAACTATATTTTGATTTTCTTAATGAAAAACGAATTTATAAAAATGCAAAAGGTGAAATTGTGCGTATAATGCCCTTTCAAGAATCCGATTATGAAACCTCTGTTCCAATTGGAATAAATAAGCTAGTTGAATTGGAAGACGATTTTGAAACAGTTCAAAGTTATGAAGATTTGCCGAATGAGATTGAAGTATCAGATAAAGGTATAGAAAACATAAAAGTCATTGATGGGAAAATTTACAAAAAGAAGGAAAAAGGAAAAGATTTAGAAACTGCATGATGTGGATTTAGAATACTGTTATGAACGTTTAGAATATGCCCCGCATCGGGGGCAAAGGCTTATTCATGAGGCCGCTCGGAAATATCGTAATTTATGCGTTCTTTTTGGCAGACGTGGTGGAAAATCACACTGTACAAGTTTCGAAGGGGTTCTCGGTCTTCTTGAGCCCCCTCATCCTGTTTTCGGCTCTCCGTGCGTTCTAGTAACTGCCCCAAGTGCAGATTTAACTAAAGCCGTTTTTGAAAGAGCTCATGACTTAATTTTTAAGCAATTATCTGCATATAGACCTCATTTTAATCGAACAGAAAGATTTATTGAACTAAGAAAACTAGGTTCTACATTATTCACTAGGTCAGGTGATAAGCCAAAGAGTTTAGTCAGCCGTGGTTATTCAAAAGTTATTATTGATGAGTCTGGTTTTTTCCGTGATGAAAGTTTCAGGGAATTAAAACCTGCTTTGTTAGAACGTCAAGGCCAATTAATCGCTATTGGCGTCCCCATGTTGCAAAATTGGTACTATGACCTATACAAGGACGCAAAGCGAAAAGATCCAGATACTTTTCAATTACAACTTCCAAGCATTGTAAATCCAGCTATTTCTTTAAATGAATGGCATAAGCTTTTTAGAACAACTTCCAGAGCGGAATTTCTTCGTCAATATTGCGCAAAGTTTCAAGAAATTTCGGGAACTGTTTGGAAATTATCTGATTTGGAAAAAATAAAAGGAAGTTTTTATGAAAATTTTCCGATTTCTGGATTTGATTATTTTGCAGGTGTTGACTTTGCAAGAAAGCAAGATAACACAGTGGTGACAATTGCTAAACGTGTTAACAAGTTTGTTTCTGTTGTGGATAAACTTACTTTGCATGGTGGAAACTGGGCAAGCCAAATGTTTAGAATTGCTGATTTTTTGAATTATTGGAATGTAACTAATGCTTATTGTGATGCCACTGGAATCGGAGATGCTTTGATTGAGCAGCTAGCAGATAAAACCACGGCTGGAATTACACCTTTTATATTTACTAATGAAACAAAGACTGATGTAATTGATATTTTGACGGTAAAGATAGAAGCTGATTTAATTGAAATACCAGAACAGCTAATTGAATATCATAATGAATTAAAGATTTATGAATTTGAAATTTCAAAAACAGGATTAAGAATTTTCAATGCGCCTGAAGGTTATCATGACGACCATGTAATTAGTTTGGCTTTGGCCGTTACTGCTTGCGAAAGAGGATATTTTGAATAATGCTCACTAAATTAAAAAGTTTATTTACTTCTAATGAAACCAGAAGAGAAGCTTCATATTTTTCTAAAGTTGAAATGCCTTACTATGGTTTAAACAACACAGAGAATTATTTAAGGAATCTTGTTAAACGGCTTCCTTTGGCTGCTTCTTGCACATCTTTGAGAGCTCGGAAGGTTAGGTTTAACCCTTGGAAAATAGTCGATGAACACGGAAAAGAAGTAAAAAAACATAATATTTATCCACTTATCAAGCCTAATTCATTCCAAACATTTGGGGAATTGCTAGAGCTCATGGTCTGGCATTTAGACTCTTTGGGAAATTCTTATTCCGTAAAAATCAAGAGAAATAATTTACCTTTTTCTTCAATTTATCTTTTAAGACCTCAGCAAGTAACGCCATTCACGATTGACGATTTATTTGTAACTAAATATGAATATCAGACTGGAGATAAATTACTTGAATTCGAGCCAAATGAAATCATTCATGTGAAATATCCAAATCCTTTAAGCCCTTGCTATGGCCTCGGATTAATACAAATGGCTGAATTACTTCTTCAGAGGAATCTCAATCGTGATTCTTACATGGAATCCTATTACAAAAACGGAACTGTTTTAAGCGGAATATTTACTACTGATTCAACCAGTGTTTCAAAAGACCAGATAGACAGAATGAAGCTATCTTTTGAAACAGCCGTATCAGGAGTTTCTAACTTTTTTAAATCATTTTTCGTTTGGGCTGGTTTTAAGTTTCAACCTGTAAGCACTAACAACAGAGATTCTCAAGACGTTGAACAAACCAAATTAACTACAGACCATATTTTGGCAGCTTTTGGTGTACCTGGTGCACTACTTGGATTTACCGATGGTGTTAATTTTTCAAATGCTGAGATTCAAGAAAGAGTATTTATTAACAATACTTTGATTCCGCTTTTGTTAAGGCTTGAAGAGGTTATAACTGAGGAAATTGTTAAACCCTTTAATCCTTCATATCGGTTTGAATTCATTAAACCTGTTAACGAAAATCTTAATCTGAAATCCGCTTGGGTTTCTAAAGCATTTCAAGATAATGTAATTTCAAAAGAACAGTACGCAAAATTAATGGGAGTTGAATCAGATGCAAAAGACGGCCAAGGGCAAGATAAACCTGCAGCTTAACGAAACGAAGAGTTACAAACAAGAAGGTGACGATTATTTAGATGTCAAGATTAAAGGCTATGCCTCTACACATGACATAGATCGATACGGGGAACACTTTGTTTTTGGTGCATTTTCTAAAGCTGTTAACAAGTATCTTTCAGGGAATCCAGTGCTTTTAATTGACCATAATCAGGGAGTGGCTTCAATTGTTGGTCGTGTGAATTCATTGACTGAAGATTCAAAAGGTTTATTTATGGAGGCCACTATTACAAATGACCCACAATTTAAGTCATTGCGCTATAGAATTGTCGAGGGCTTGGTTAATTCTGTTTCTGTCTCTGGGCGGTGGAGCTACGAAGGCAAAGCAATTAAAGAAGTATCTGACCTTTATGAAATTAGCCTTGTCGCTGTGCCTGCAAATGCTGGGGCTTTGATTTCAGCGAAGTCTTTTGAAAAAGATGATAATTTAAAAGATAAGATAATTCTTAACATTAAACAATAATCAAACAAATGGAATTAACTAAAGATGAACTTGGTGTATTGATTAAAGGCGCAGTTAATGATGCGTTAGCCAAACACAAGGATGATGTAACACCAGACCAAAGCAAACAACGCTCAAACAACGAGCGAAGCGATATATCCGCTGACGAAATTTCATTGGTCAAAAGAATGTCGAAATCTGCAAATTCTGACATTACAATTCCAACTAAAGCCGCAAAAGATGGTGGACATTTTGGGAATTTGCCAGCTCATGAAAAACAATTGGCAAATATTATGCTTCTTCGCAATCCATATCACGGTCTCGAATCAGAGCAAAAAGGCTTAAGTTCAACGGTTGCAACTGACGGTCTTGAATGGGTGCCCAACAATTTATCTTCTAGGCTTTTTCAAGATTTGAGACTGGAAAATAGTTTGCATAATTTATTTGAAACTATTCCAGTTGATTCAATCGCTGGTTCAATGCCTGTTAAAGTTGGACGAGGTTTATTTAAACTTGGTGCCACTGATTCGGCAAAAACAGATTTAGGTGATCCATTTGTAACAACTAAACTTGATTATTCCTGTAAGGTTTTACAAGGTTATTACGATTACCCAGAGGATTTATCTGAGCAATCAGTGGTCCAACTTTTACCAGTTGTTCAGCAATCGATTCTTAAAGATTGGTCAGCTACTTTGGATGATTTGATACTCAATGGAGACGATACTGCGACTCACCAAGACACTGATATTGCTGCTTTAGGTGCTACTTATCACCTCAAGGCATGGAAAGGTCTCAGAAAACTAGCCTTGGCTGCAACATTAACTCAAGCTGGTGGCGGTGTTGCTGTTTCTACGGCTTTGTTAGCTGCAACAATTAAAAGTCTTGGGAAATATTCTGTCAGACTTACAGATTTAGCAGTGGTTATTTCAGGGGCTGCTCAATGGGGTTTGTGGAGCGAAGCAGACTTTAAGAGTGTTGATTTATTGTTGGCTAAATGGGGCACTCAATCTGAGATAGCCGCTGGCTTGTCTGGATATATAAAAGCAGTTCCGATTTACAATTCTGAATTTATGCGTTCAGATATGGCTGCATCAGGTGTTAATGCTGCTACTGGAAATACTTTGTCGGGTGCATTAGCTTTTCACAAACAGATGTTTAAGAAGTTTATACACAAAGATTTTACAATTAGGGTTCATACTCCAGATAATAACGCTGAGCTTGATAAGCTTGGAGTTTATCGTATTACTGCAAAAGCTAAATGCGATTTTAAGCCCGTCCTTACTCCATCTGCAACATATACAACTGTTAGATATTTGATAAATGCTGATGACTAAACTAAAACAAAAACTGAAAAAATCATTAAATAAAGATGGTTCAAGCGGTAGCACTCGAAAATAATTACTGCACTTTGGATGATGTGGTTACAGAAGTTAATAAGACTGATTCTGTAACCCCTTTATTTACTGCTCAGGTAAACTCTGCAATCAATCAGGCTTCACGCTTAATTGACGATTATTGTTATACAAAATTTTACAAACAAGATTTTTCTACGAATTTTTTTGACCTTCGATACAAAGAGCATTTAAAAGGCAAATCAGATTTATATTTGTTTTTTCCAGTTGGCTCGATTACTTCAATTGAAGAAGACAATAAAAACCTCACAGCGGGCCAATTTGTTTTAGAAGAAGGAAGCAAAATAATTAGGCTTGATGCTTCCTCGGGTGACTTGGTCGATTGGGGAACTAAGATTAGAATCAAAGCAAAGTTTGGTTATAATTTGCCAGGCAGTTGTACTGAAACAGGCTATTTAACTTTGCCTTTTTTGATTAGAAAACAAGCTGCGATTTTTGCTGCTTACATTGCAGGATTGCGAAAAATTGGAGAAAATACAAATACAAATACAAAGACAAAGACAGGCAAAGAAATTAGAGGTGTTCCGAATATTCCTATGAATTCGGGCATTATTGCCTCTGTTGGTGGAGCAACTGAGCAAGGTTTTTCATTTATTCCTAATGTTAATCCAAATACTGAATTTCCAAAAACTTTTTCAGGTAAGGTTGACGTTTGGCGGACATCATTAGATAGTGACCCGTTTATTAATGCTGAGCCTGGTGTTTCTGTTTCGCTAGGGTGGGAAGCTCCAATAAATCAAACTGAAATTATTCAAGAAGTTAAAGGAATTAGCATGATTGGATTTATTCCAAAATTCGAATATGCAAAGCTTGATCCTTACAGATTTTTGAGGTTTTAAAATGGCTCAAGATTATTCGTTTGAACTGGACCAAGGAACAACTTGGAAAGTATCTTGTCAGTATAAAGATTCAGCATGTGCACCAATAAATATTACAGGTGCTACATTTGCGGGAAAAGCTCGTCTAGCTAGTCAATCGGGGGCTGTAACTGCTACTTTTACCATTGCAATTACAAACGCTTCATCAGGTCAATTTGATGTTTCTTTGACCGCTGTGAATACCGCTGCAATGGTGGCTGGTGTGCATGTTTACGACATTGAAATGGTTTTAGCAGGTGTAACTTATAGGCTTTTTGAGGGCAGTATTAATCTTAGACCTGAGGTTACATATTGATGAGCAATCTACAAATAATTCAACAACCACAAGCTAACTTATTAATTCAACAAGGAGTTAAAGGAGATAAGGGAGATTCGGGGGCTGATGCCATAGGCCTTGGTGTGGCTAAATCAATAGTTAATAATGCTGGCAATGCTGAACTTAGTGGTGATTCTGTTTCACCAGGCAATAATAAAGTTTATGGTACAAATGCAAGCGGTGTGAAGGGTTGGAAAGATGATCCCGCTGGTGGTGGCGGTGGGCGTGTACTTTTACAAACTCAAACTATTTCGTCTGCTGTAGCTTCTGTTGTTTTTACTTCTGGCATTAATTCAACTTATAAAAAATATGAAGTTGATTTAATCGATATTACACCTAGTACAGATGACGTTGGTTTACTTATGCGTACTTCGTCTAATGGTGGTACTTCATATGATTCTGGCGCATCAGATTATTCTACGGCTGGTCAGCAATGGTGGTCTGCATCAACTGGCGGTATAGGTATTTCAGCTAATAATTCATCAGCTGTTATATTATCTTCTATAGGTGGAACAATTGGAATTTCTAATGTAACCTCCGAAAATGCTTTGTCTGGATTATTTACATTATTTGACCCATCAAATACCACTCGTTATAAGGCTTTTATGTCTCAAGTAACTTTTTCTTTAGCTGCTGCAAATTTTAATGGACTTTGTTTGGCATCAGGTCAACGTAAAGCAACATCTGCTGTAAATGCAATTCAATTTATTATGAGCTCGGGTAATATCGCCAGCGGAACATTTAAATTATTTGGAGTACCTTAAAAATGAAACACTTTAATATATCTGAATTTGATTCTCCTGATTCACTTGGTTCAGGAAAAAATATGAATCCTAAGTTTCTTGAAATGCTTGATGAGGCTCGAGAAATTGCGGGTGTGCCATTTCACATAACTTCAGGTTATAGGACTATTGCACATAATAAAAAAGTTAAAGGTAAATCTAATTCCTCGCATCTAAAAGGCTATTCTGCTGATATTCTTGTTTTTTCAGATACTGAACGTTGGCGAATTTTTAATGCTTTAATGAAAGTTGGATTTAATCGCATCGGCATAGCTAAAACTTTTATTCATTGCGATAATGACCCTTCTAAACCTGTTAACGTAATCTGGATATATTAATGATTAAAGGTAAATTTTATATTTTGGGAGTTGCTGGGAATGGAATCTTTTCAAGTACAATACAAAGTTTTTCTGATTCGCCTTTGCCTGTCAATCAGCGCTGGTCTCATGTTGCCGCTTGTTTTTTCAATTGGTCACTCAATACATGGCTGGTTGTTGAATCAGTTTATCCTCATGGGGTTCGTTTTCTTAGTTTGGACAATTGGCTCTCTGAAAATTGGAATAAATCAATAATTCAATTCACCGAGTACCCATGGTTGCAGCCAAGCGAATTGCTTAAGCATGTTGGCAAAGGTTACAGCGTGCGTGACATAGCGAGACTAGCAACGCAGAAAGCGATTGGCGTAAGATTTAGAATGTTTCCAGATGGTGGCAAAAAGTATTGTGCGGAATTAATCGCTGATTGTGATAATGAATATATCACTAAATTAACAAAGGAAGATTCGCATGAACTTTACCCATTTCATTTTCAGAATGTTACTTCCTATCCAGTTTATGATTTACGCCCTCTTGTTTATCATACTTCTTTGGCCTCTGCATCCTAGCGAAGCTGAACAACGCTTAGAACATAGGCGAAGCCATATATACGCCGCCGAAATTTTTAGCGGAATTGATTTGTCGAATTTAATTCCTGAAGATAGAATTTTTTTACAAGAATATTTGAAGCAACAAATCCAAGAAGAAATAAATGCATATGAAGAAATCAAACAGACCAACCACTCTAGAATTTTTACTAACAATATTCCTCTGCCTGCTCAGCCTGAGAAAGTGGCAGTGGAAGCAATTCATGAAGTGGCTAAATTAAAACCTTACAAACGCCAGAAAATGGCTGAAGCAATAGTTGATATCGTGAGGGCTACAAATGGAGAATAATGACAATCGTATAAATTACATTGAGGAAAAATTGAATCATCATATTTTCGAAAATCATCAATTCCAACTTAAAATATCAACGAAACTTGCTGAGGTCTCGACAAAAGTCGCTTTGTGGGCTGGCTTACCTTCAATTCTTTTGCTGATTGTTGAATTGGCCAAAATCTTTATTCATTGATAACATTAAATTGGGAATGATAATTTAATTCTTTGACTGCTTATTTTTATTTTCTGGGTGGATATCGGGGCCTTTTGCTTTTTGCGGGAGGCCTTTTTTCTTTGGATAAGTAAGAGAGCGAAGAGCGAGCGTGCATACGCCGCCATTGACCACGCAACCACGTTTTAAGAAAGACGGAATGCGAAATGTTAACAGCGCATGTGCTGGGGTTGTGTTGTGCGCTGCCTCACTCCGCTATTAATATTTTATTGGCATGACTTAGTTATACTTTTTTGCACGAGCAATCTGCTCAAGTCTTTTTGTGCTGAGCTTGTTAAGCTCTCTACAGACAAAAGGGTAATCACATTTAAGCATCACTGCAAGTTTGTGAATGTCTTTTGTGTTCTCGATTTCGGAAACAAGATTGTATCTGTTTGTGTTAATCGTGGTTGCGTTTGTCATTTTGATTTGTCTTTGTTTGGTGTGTGAGGGAGTTGGTTTAGTCATACTCTGATAATTTTTCCTTGTCCAAGATCACTGTAAGCGATTTCAAAAGGCTTGCGGCTGCTAGGCCAGTATGTTGTCATGCTAAACAATCTGATTACTTGATGTGTATCTATATCATCGGGGATTTCTGTGATTTTGAAAATTTCAGCCCCTGAATCTTGTTTGCCTAATTTTTTTTGTGCCGAACAAAGAGTGTTGTTAACGGTTAATGTTCGTAAATTTACTGTTTCTTCAATGTATATTTCTTTCATTTGATTTGTTTTCTTTTTTTTGGGTTGATTTATTAGTCCGATTCCGATATTAACCAGTCCATGAATTTCTTCAATCCGCTGTTTCTGGGTGAGCTCCAATTCACATTATTTAGAAACAAATATTCATCAATTTTTTCTTTAATTTCTGAATTGATTTTCTTTGCGTATTGGTGGCTAAACTTGTTAACGTGCCAGTTTTTTACAAATTCTTGGACTTGGTCTTTTATTTCAATCGGCACTCGAACATGCGTAGTTTTATAAGGTGCTTCTTTGCACTTGCCTCCGTTTCTATACGGTTTTGATTCGTCTTTTTTACTCATAGTAATTCCTCAAGTGTTTTTTGTGCGGTGGTGCCATTTTCTAGATAGTCATTTTCGTTAATTTGTCTGTAATTACACTGAATTTCATCTTTAAAAACTATGTAATCTCTCCAGTCAACTATATTTTTTTCTTCGGCGTAAAACTTAAGAGCTTCTTTAAGTTTCTTATTTTTAGTTATAAGAGCATTATTTGAGTACAAAGCTTTGTCAAGTTCAGTTTTTAGCTCATTCAATTCTTCTTTAAGTCGTTTATTTTCAGCAAATATTGATTCAATCATTGATTCAATATTTTTTAATTTTTCTTCGTCTTTTTTACTCATTTGGCCTCCTCGTTGCAAAGTTCAATATCTAAATGTTCTGCTTTAGATATTTCTGAGTTTTGAATTTCTGCGTATCTGTAAATTTGTTGTTCTGCGATTTGAACTTTGCCTATTTTATGAGCGGGAATTAAAACTAAATCCCTTTTAAAATTTCTGGAAAACAAACTGCCGTCCGAATAGTCAGTAAACATGCAATCTTTTATATTCCAAAACCTTGTCACTATTTCGCTTTTTAAAATTTTATTTTCCATTTGATTAAATTCTTTGTAAGTAATTGCTAAACCTGTTAACGCTGACCCGTAAAAAAATGAGGCGGTGGTGAAAGGGTCAGCTAATCAAATCCGCCTCAGAGCCTTTTATTGACGTACTCAGGTCAAAAACTATATTAACATTTTGAAACTTGAATAAACAAGCTAATTGCTAATTTAATTTGTTCTTCAGCGGGTATTTTTGGCTGTAATATCTGCATACGGTCAACACAGTTAGATAGCAGCAAGCCAAGTTCTTTTACTTGTGCGTGTTTTAAATGGGTTTCCTCCGCTTCTCGTGTCTCGAATTTTTGCGGCTCGGCCTCTTTTGGCTCAGAGAGCAATTTAAATCCTCTTGCATCTTTAACTAGCTGTACTTCTTCATTCCTTTTCAGTCGTTTGATTTCATCATCAGGATTTCCCCACATTGTTATATTTTCACCGCTTGCTAATGTAATAACGATATTGATTCTTTTACCATTTACGGTATCTAAGATTTTTCCTGCTTGATATTTAACAATTCCTTTTACTAACTCTAAATTTGCCATAATTAGTTCACTCCCTTAATTTCGAAACATGAATGAAATTCATCTTTGTTTAAAACAAAAGTAACTGGGAATCTGTGATACTGGAACCAGCAGTTAACTTTTCTCACATTGCCTTTGCCAAACACACAGATGCTCACGTCTTCGCCTTTGTGTAGCGTTTTTCCAGCTACAACTA